ACGGCGCGATCAAGATGAGCAACGAACGCGGCAGAGGCAAGCTGGTCAAGCTGTCACCGACCGCGCATATCGACATTATGGCGGCACTCATCGACGCGATGACGGTCCGCCAAAAGTACTATTCCGAGATCTCCGGGCAGCTGGAGAACAGACACAGGAGCGAAGATAGTGGGACTGTTTGACTTTATCTTCCGCCCGAAAGAGGCGGACCGGCTCAAGGACGAGCCGATGAAGTACTTTAAGACGCTGACGGCCTACCGCCCGGCGTGGCGGACCTGGAACGGCCGGGTCTACGAAAACGAGCTGGTGCAGGCGGCGATCGATGCCAGGGCGCGGCACATCTCGAAGCTGAGCGTGGTCACCCAGGGCGCGGGCAAGCCGCTCCTGCAGAACGCGCTGAAGCACGGCCCGAACGAGTGGCAGACGTGGAGCCAGTTCTTATACCGGGCTTCCGTCGTGCTGGATCTCCACGGGACGTGCACCATCGTCCCGGTGAAGGATAAGGACCTCAACACGACCGGCTACTTCGTGGCCCTTCCGGATCACTGCGAGCTGGTCACGTTCAAGGACGTCCCTTACCTGCGGTATCGGTTCGCCACCGGGGACGTCGGCGCTGTGCCGGCGGCAGAGTGCGCGATCCTGACCTCGCACCAGTACAAGAGCGACTTCTTCGGGACGGCTCCGAAGCTGGACGGCACCATGAAGCTGATCGGCATACAGGAGCAGGCCATCGAGGAGAGCGCGAAGAACGCGGCGACCTACAGGTTCATGGCGACGCTGTCGAACTTCTCGACGGATGAAGACCTCGCCAACGAGCGGAAGCGGTTCAGCGCGAACAACTTCAGCGCGGAGGCAGAGGCCGGCGGGATGCTGCTGTTCCCGAACAAGTACTCGAACATCCAGCAACTGAAGGCGGAGAGCTACACCATGGACGCCGAACAGCAGTCGCTGATCCAGACGAACGTGTTCAACTACTTCGGGGTGAGCGAGGCCATTTTGCAGAACAAGGCCTCGACCCAGGAGCTTGACGCGTTCTTTAACGGGTGCATCGAGCCGTTCAGCATCCAGTTCAGCGACACGATGACGAAGGCGGCGTTCACGATCCGCGAGCGCTCCAACGGGTCGAAGATCCTGGCCACGGCGAACCGGCTCCAGTACATGAGCGTCGCCGAGAAGGTCAGCATGGCCCAACAGCTCGGCGACCGTGGAGCGATGACCATTGACGAGATCCGCGAGCTGTTCAACTACCCGCCGCTCCCGGATGGATTGGGCAACAGGGCACCGATCCGCGGCGAGTACTACTTCGTCGGCGAAGAGAAGGAGGACACCAACAATGAGTGACAAGGTAACGAGAGCCTACCAGTTCGGCTTTGAGGTAGAGCGCAGAGATGCCGGAGACGGCGACAGAGCGGTCGGCCGCATCACCGGCAAGCCAATCGTTTTTGAGCGGAGGACGAACCTGGGACCGTTCGACGAGATCATCAGCGCGGGCGCGCTGGATGAAACGGACCTGAGGGACGTGGCCCTGCTGGTGAACCACAACACCGACATGGTGCCGCTCGCCCGGAGCCGGAACAACAACGAGAACAGCACCATGCAGCTGACCGTCGTAGAGGACGGCATGGAGATGCGCGCCGACCTCGACATCGAGAGGAACAGCACGGCGGCGGAGTCCTACAGTGCGGTTGATCGTGGGGACATTGATGGAATGTCCTTCATGTTCACCATAGATGCAGACGAGTGGGAGGACCTCGAGTCTGACCACCCGACGAGACGAATCACGAGAATCGGCAAAGTTTTCGAGACGTCGCTGGTGACTTGGCCAGCCTACCAGCAGACGAGCGTGGAGACCGCGGCGAGAGACCGCGCGGCACTGGAGAGTGCCCGCGCCGCACTGGAGAGTGCGAGAGCCACTGCCGAGGCTGAAGCGAGGGCCACGAAGCGCGCCGAGATCCTCGAGATGCTTAACTTTTAGGAGGTAGACATGGACATCAAAGACATGACCATGGAACAGGTCGAGGCGAGAGCCGAGGAGATCCGCGAAGCGCAGAGCGCCGAAGACGCGGACCTCGAAGCGCTTGCCGCCGAGGCCGAACAGTTAGCGGCGAGACGCTCCGCTCTCATTGAGGAGCAGAAGGCCGCGCAGGAAGCCGTCGCCAGAGGCGCCGGTGAAGTCATCAAAAGAGAGGACAAGAACATGACCGAAAGAGAAGTCAGACAGAGCAAGGCCTATATCGAGGCTTATGCGAACTATGTCAAGGGCGGCTGTGTCGATGACACCGAGTGCCGTTCCATCCTGACCGATAACGCCGGCACCGTCGAGGGTGCCACCTATGTCCCGGCCCCGGTGTTCGTTGAGGACATCATCGCCGAGAAGAGAAGAGAGTCCAAGATCCTGAGCAGAGTCAGAGCCGTTGAGGTCCCGGGCTCCGTCAAGGTCGGCGTCGAGATGGACGCCCCGATGGCAGAAGTCCACACCGAGGGCGGCGAGGCCGTCACTGAAGAGGCTCTCCAACTCGCCATCGTCACCCTGAGCCCGGTCACCCTGAAGAAGTGGGTTTCCGTCACCGACGAAGTGATGGACATGACCGGCGAAGCGTTCCTCCGCTACCTGTATGACGAGATCGCCCGCGGCCTCATCAAGAAGGCCGAGGCTATCGTCATCAGCGGCATCGAGAGCAGAGCGGCGACCCCGGTGCAGGGTATGCCGGCTGTCGCTTCCGTGACCGGCGCCCTCTCCCTGACCACCATCATCGAGATGAGAGCCCACCTGAACGCCGACGCTGAGGACCTCGTCCTCATCATGAACGCGTCCGACTACGCCGCCATCAAGGCACTTGCCGCCGCCGCGAGCTACGCCTTCGACCCGTTCGATGGCATCGAGGTCATCATCGACAACAAGGCCACCGGCATCATCCTCGGCGACCTGAGCGGCGTGATGGTCAACTACCCGGCGGGCCGTGACATCCAGTACAAGTTCGACGACAAGACCCTGATGACCGAGGACATGGTCAGAGTACTGGGCCGCCTGCCGTTCGCGGCTGGCATCGTCGCCAACAACTTCTTCGCGGTTGGTACCAAGGGAAACTGACGCAGGGCTTACTGTCCGTTACAGTAAGCCCGGATATCACATTAAGTGACGGCACGAGCCTGAACGCGAAGCTGGCGGCGATGATGCCGATCGAGGGCACCAGCGAGGGCAGGCCGCCAATTAGGGTCATTACCGAACGACCAGAAACGCCATTTGAAGAAGGCGCCGAATACTCGTTCGTAGTCACCCCGGCGAGTGGCGACACGGCCGGGTATACGGTGGGTATCACCGACACATTATCGAACGAGGCAGGGGCGCCATTGTCCGGCTCGGTGTCCGTCGAAGGCGGGACTCTTAACATGCGCGTGTTTTCATTCAACGGCGTTGAAGAAGACGGAGGCGAGCAGCACCCGATCAAAACGGCGACCGTAAATATTTACGTTGGTAGCATCCAGTAAAGGAGGCCCACATGACAGCAACCGAGAGACTGGCCGCGCTCAAGATTGACCTCGGCATCGTGGCTACGGCCTCGGTTGAGAACGTAAAGGAGCAAAGCAATGCTTGAAAAGGTCAAACTCGCGCTGAGAATCACAGACAGCGACTTCGACGAGGAACTGAACGCGCTGATCGCATCGGCGCGGGCAGACCTTGCCGTCGCCGGGATAACCGGCACAGACAGCGACACCGACCCGCTCATCCAGACGGCGGTCATCTCGTACGTGAAGATGCACTTCGGCGAGCCGGACGAATACGACCGGCTCAAGGCGTCGTACGACGAGCAGAAGGCCCAGCTGAGCACTCACACCGGGCACACCGAATGGGGGCTGTAGCATGGACAGAAGCAGAGTCTGCTGGCTCGTGGGCAAGTCCTACGGGCAGAACGCCGCCGGGGAATGGGTGGCGGAAGAGACCCGGAAGAAGGTCTTCGTCAACGTTCGGAGCGCATCCGCTGCCGAATGGTTCGAGGGCGGCCGGAGCGGTCTCAACCCCGCCTACACGGTGACCATGTTCCGCTTCGACTACGAGGGCGAGACCGTGCTCGAGCTGGACGGGGTCAGGTATCAGGTCTACAGGACTTACGAGACCCGAAACGACCTGATCGAGCTCCACGTCCAGAGAGAGGCGGGTGCCTGATGGCTCAGATGGATTTTACCGAAGAGCTGAAGCGCCTGCTCGACGAGTACGGCGACGAGGTGCGGGACATCCTCGAGGAGGAAGTCAAAAATGTGGCGAAGGACGCGGCGAAGGAGCTGAAGCAGACGAGCCCGAGAGGAGACGGCGAGAAGCACTACGCAGACGGATGGACATCGAAGGTGGAAGGCGGCACCGCCATCGTCTACAACAGGACGAAGCCGGGCCTCGCCCATCTGCTCGAGCACGGTTACCAGGGGCGGCGTGACCACGTAGACGGTCAGCCGCACATCAAGCCGGCAGAGGAGAAATACAGCGAGGAGCTGGTGGAAAGAGTCGAAAGGAGGCTCGAAGAATGACAAGGGCAGAAATTCAAGACCTGATGGCGTCGTTCGGGCTTCCGACGGCGCTCAACCATTTCCCGGCGGACCGGATCGAAACCATCGCTCCGCCGTTCATCGTCTTCGACTACCCGGAGAGCGACGACTTCGTCGCTGACAACAGCAACTATCTCAAGGTCGATGCCCTGAGCGTCGACCTGTACACGGAGACCATGGACTTCGAACTCATGGACAGGATCGGCGACGCGCTCAGCGCCGCCGGTTTTGTTTATGACGTCAACCGTACATGGATAACCGCGGAAAAAATGTATCAAATCTCTTTTAACACGGAGGTATTAAATGGCTAACAAAGTAAAGTTCGGCCTGAAGAACGTGTACTTCGCCAAGCTGACCCAGGAGACCCCGGGCGGCACTCCGAGCTACGCGACCCCGGTCGCATGGCCGGGAGCGGTCAACCTGACCCTCGACGCCGAAGGAAGCCTCGACCCGTTCAGAGCCGACAACGTCGACTACTGGATCGGCTCCAGCAACAACGGCTACAGCGGCTCTTTCGAGAGCGCGCTCATCCCGGACGCGTTCCGCACCACCATCCTCGGCGAGGTGAAGGACGCGACCAGCGGCCTGCTGTACGAGGACGCGAGCGCAACCATCGAGCCGTTCGCGCTTATGTTCCAGGTCGAGGGCGATGCCGAAGCGCGCCGCTTCGTCGTCTACAACATCAAGGCGACCCGCCCGTCTATCGGCTCTCAGACCACCGACACCAGCATCACGCCGGTGACCGAGTCTCTCGACATCAGAGCGGCCGCGCTGGTCGTGGGCGAGCACGCCTACGTTCAGGGCAAGGTCGGCCCGGAGGATAGCGCATACGCTAACTTCTTCCAGGCGGTCACCCTGCCGGCTTAGCGGCAACCAAGGAGGGGAACGATGGAAAAGGTTGTTTGGATCGACGAAACTGAGGTCACGATGAGGGCGACTGCGGCCACCCTCATCAAGTACCGCAGTGCTTTTAACCGCGACCTGATCACGGATTTGCAGGCCATGAGCGCCGCCGGCGGTGACACTCTGGCAGATGGAGCGGCTGAGACCGTCAGCCGTCTGGCTTACGTGATGGACGTGAGCCGGGACAAGGGGACCTTCGCGGAGTGGCTGGACCAGTTCAGCCCTCTGGGAGTCCTCAACGCAGGGGCGGACATCCTCGGGCTGTGGATGGACAGCCAGAAGACGCTCGTCACTGGTAAAAAAAAATAAGACCGACAGAGCGCCCCTTCGGGTCGGCGCTCTTTCTCTTACGATGCAAGCAAATCGGCTTCACGGTCGAGGACCTCGAAGCCCTGACCATTGGGGCCGTTTTAGACGTTTTTGCGGAGTCGGCGGACGATGACCTCGAGTGGACCCCGCTGGCGACGCAGGAAGACATCGACAGATTCTTTGGGTGACCTATGGCAAGCAGAATAAAAGGCATTACTATCGAGTTCAACGGCAACACCACGAAGCTCGATAAGGCCCTACAGGGCGTACAGAAGGAACTCAATAAAACAAAGTCGGCGCTCAAGGACACCGAGAAGCTCTTAAAGCTCGACCCGGGCAACACCGAACTGCTGAAGCAGAAGCAGGAGCTCCTGGGGAAGGAAGTGACCCTGACCAAGGAGAAGCTGGAGCAGGAGAAGAAGGCCCTCGAGCAGCTGAAGAACGCGGCGGACTCTGACAAGACCATCGAGCAGCAGCAGGCGCTCCAGCGTGAGATCGTCAGCACCGAGCAGTATCTCAAGGATGCCGAGAAGGCGCAGAAGGACTTCGGAAGCGTCGGCACCCAGCAGATAGCGGCGGTCGGCGGCAAGATGCAGGAGCTCGGCGGGAAGATCGCGGACGTGGGCGAGGGCCTCACGAAGAACGTGACGGCCCCGCTCGCCGCGCTGGCGGGCGTATCCCTCGCCGCCTTTGGTGAGGTGGACGCGGGCGCCGACATCATCGTCAAAAAGACCGGGGCGACCGGCGAGGCACTCGATGAGATGACCGCCTCGATGGGGAACCTGGCCTCGACGATCCCGACGGACTTCGAGACGGCGGGCTCCGCCATCGGCGAGGTGAATACGAGGTTCGGGCTGACCGGGGACGCCCTCGAGGAGTTGTCTGGCCAGTTCATCAAGTTCGCGGATCTGAACGATACCGACGTCTCGACCGCCATCGACACGACGCAGAAGGCCCTCGCGGCCTACGGGCTCGGTGCAGAGGATGCCGGAGCTTTACTGGACCGCCTGAACAAGACCGGGCAGGAGACCGGCGCCAGCGTGGACAGTCTGGCGAGCGGCCTCGTGAGCAACGCCACCGCGTTCCAGGAGCTGGGCCTCGGCATCGACGAGTCCGTCGCCCTCATGGGGCAGCTCGAGACTTCCGGCGCGAACAGCGGCGCCGTCATGGGCGGCCTGAAGAGAGCCCTGAAAGAGGCGGCGGAGCAGGGGACCGACATGGGCACCGCCCTCGAGGATCTCCAAAACGAGATCCTGAACGGCACCGACGACATGGACGGCCTCACGGCGGCTTATGAGCTTTTCGGGAAGCAGGGCGACCAGATCTATAACGCCGTCAAGAACGGCTCGCTGGACTTCACGGCCCTCGGGACTTCCGCATCGGATGCCGCGGGGAGCGTCTCCGAGACCTTCGAGGGAACGCAGGACCCAATGGACGATTGGAAGCTCCTCCTGAACGACCTGAAACAGACCGGCGCGGAATTGGGGAGCGTCCTCCAGGAAGTCCTCGCCCCGGCCATCGACAAGGTGCGGGACGTCATCCAGCGCATCAAGGAAGCGTGGGAGAACCTCACGCCGGAACAACAGGAGCAGATCGTCCAGATCGGCCTCATCGTTGCGGCCATCGGCCCGCTGCTCCTCATCATCGGCAAGGTCATCAGCGTCATCGGGACGATCATGAGCCTGGCCCCGGTCCTTGGCACCGTCATCGGCGCATTGACCGGACCGCTCGGCCTCGTCATCGCGGCAGTGGCGGCGGCGGTGGCGGCAGGCATCGCCATCTACAAGAATTGGGACACGATCAAGGCCAAAGCCAGTGAGTTGTGGGCGGCCATTAAAGAAAAGTTCAACGCGATCAAGGACGCCATCGTCGGCCCGATAACGGACGCGAAG